TGTTTTTGTTTCTGTTCTACACGCCATTTTCTTTCCTTTCATCTGAGATTTTTAAAAACTAAATTGCACCGCCAATATGTAACAAATCAAGTCTTTCAACTGTTACTACCCATTCTTGAGCTTGTGCATTTGCACCACGTACCATATCAGCAGGTTTGTTAATGTAACCTTGCGTACCACTGCCAAGATCGCCACCGCTTGTATCTTTGAACTGAATGAATACTGGAACAAAAGCACTGTTCTCCTGTGCTGTTATTAGTCCGGATAGAACGGCATTCGATGCAGATGACTGATTCAATCTGAATGTCACAGTTCCCGTTCTGTCTGCCGATACTGAAACGGTCATTTCTCCGTCAGTACCTACGGTATGAGCGGCTGAGTCATTAATTCTTGCAAGTGTGATCACGTCGTCACCTTCATCAAAGCCCGACATCTCAAAACCATTAACAAGTAAAAGCGTATCTAAAAAGCTGTATTTTTTCATAATATTTATTTATCTCCTTATCTTTCAAATACGCCATTGATTTGAACTCTGTGTATTGCACCGGCACCCAATACAATGAAACTTAAGCCAGGATAAAAACGCGCTTCAACATCAGATTGATTTATATCTTCGACTGGAATGACTGTGGTCTTATACCCTGTCCCAAGAAACACACCGTCAATTGTTTCACCGGGTGCAATCAATCCATTTAAAACCGCTTCATCAAGTGCCTTAATCACCTGTTGTTCAATTGCTGCTATACCTTTATTTGTGTAAGGAACTTTGGTGGCCCTTGTCAAAAGGTATCCGAATACATTTGTTTCAATGGCATTAGTCAACCAATCGACTCCATGTGTTTCATCAAAGAAAGTTCCGTTTGCCATAAATGATTCAGCAAAGAAAAATGAACCACCAACATCAATAAGCGCATTGGCATTTTTAGAATCAAGAACATTCTTTTGTGACACTGTTAAATCTTCAACAGTGATACCGGGCATCTGCTTGAACTTCAGAGTTATGGTGCTGTTTGGTTCTGAAAAGTTAACAGTAAAAGCACGACCGGCAATACTGGCTGACGGATACTCATCGGGACTACTACTGTAAGTTGTCATTGTTCTTCTAAGACTTTGCGCTTGAAGACGTGAGGGGATATCGTCTGTTGATGCTAAGAAGAGTACGCCAATGAAATTACATGTGTTAAAAAATACTTTTACCCTGGCTTCTGTCCATGCTGCAGCAGCTTCGACCGCATCTTCACCATTAATAACAACTGTGTCCCTGACTTCTTTTGTAAACATGAGGCCGTACCAATCACTATCAATATCGCTAATGGCGTCCAAACTTTCTGTTATTGTTTCCGCTGCAGTACCGTTTATTACAATGGCTTCTCCAGAAATCATTTGCAGCAATGGGCCAATAAATGTCCCTCCTGACGGTGTTTCAAGTAGAGAACTGGCAAAAGATGTTATACCCGTTGTGGGTGATTCAATTATAAACCGACACCCATCATGGTAACATAGCGTATCGTCAAAAGCGCTATCATCCACTGCTCTTAACCTTACCTGAATGATTGCGGCTATGTCATCAACAGTTGTAGCTGTTGTGAAATTCATTCCAGTTACGTCACCTCCAAATCCATCAATTAATATATAAAAACTACCGTCAGTTATACCGAGAAACGGTGCTGGATCTGTGATACAATCAGCACTTCTCACTGTCCCTGCGGTCGCATCATTGTATCTAACAGATACTTTTAAGCTCGTTGGTTTTGGTTGCTGACTGAAATAAGACGTTGCCGCCAGATACACCTCTGACGATGCCGACCAATCATCGGCAACACCATCAATATCCGAATAAGATCTGATACGTTCGGTTGAGTCGAATACATCAATTTCATTTGTTACAATGTTAAGTGTTCCAAATCCAGCACGGGAGGGAAATGTTGCCCCTATTGCTATGCTGACATTCACTACACTTTGTACCGGAATTGTCATTTTATCACCTCAAGTTTTAGTTTTAAGTTACTGTATTTCAATGGTATAGTCGACATTTTCAGTTGCTCCTGATGCTTTGAATGAACCGTCAATTTCAGCAGTTGTGATCGATCCTACATCATCACTATCAGTATCAACAATATTCAATGTTATATCGAATGTTGCTCTTTCTTCCCATGTTGTCTCTAATGATTCAGATATTTCCGTCACGGGGCCACGACTTGTTAAGCCGATACCTGCAGCAGTAAAACGGGATTGTGTTGACTCACGTATTAAGCCTGTGTGCACCTTACGTGCGTTATCAGTTGCATTATCCCTATAAAAATTAACTGACATTACAACTTCTCTCATACCTAAAATAGTCTCTGTCAAATCATCAACATTATTAGCAAAGTCTCTTTCGTCCCACCCTATTGTTGTTTGTGAAAATAAATCAACATCCGCAAAGCTCCCGGACGGTCTGGGTGCATCTGGTTGCTTTGCAGATATGACGACATAGCCACCACCGACTATTGCCGATACAGTGTCACGTATGGTCTTATTTATTGTTTCTGTTAATATCATTCTCTTGCCCCGAAAGCCGTAGAATATCCATATGATGACCAGTCACCTAGTTTTATAATTTTAAATCGCATACCTTTGAAAATAGCTATATCAGCAATTCCGTTTTCTCTGTCTTGACCTGTTCTCAAAAGAGATTTTGATATAAATTTTCTGATATCTTTGTTTCTTTCACCAGATGATAACGCCTGCAGTTCTTCATCAGTAGCAGCTTGAACGCTTGATACTGTTTTAAATGTTGTCTTAGGACCAAAAACATATATTCCATCAACATAAGCTCCAGTGTTATCGCCCCTTTCCACTGTTATTATTTCCGCTGTGTCGCTGTCGAGTGCTTCAGATACGTTGATTACCATTATTCCGATACCTCGTATGTTATTGACTGACGTAAATGACCTGTATCAATTAACGGGTTTCCATCTCTGTCTTTCAGTGGAGGTGTGTCAATATCATATATCTTTTGTTGAACATCTCCTTGAACCTGTAAACCAATAAGGCCTAGTCCCTGTTTTTTTGTACGTTTTCCATCGACAATTGATTTTGATATTTTAGCCATTAACTTTTTATAATCATTACGTTTTTCTGTCACTGTCGTTCTTAAATAACTTCGTTGTGGTACTCCAATTTTAGTACTTCCAAACTCATGGACAGCACCGACCATTATAACACTTGTTCCGTCTGGGTAAGCGTTAGAGCCCTTTGGTAATCCGACCTTGACAGTATCCCCACCTTTTGCAAAGCTCTTTGCGATCTTTTCAAGTTCTTTCAAAGCCTTTTCAGGTGACTTTTTAATTCTTGCTTTAAAGCGTGTTTGCAACTATGACCCCCACAAAACAAGAGTTACGAATGATTAAAAATTGTTGTCCGTATCCAGTCGATGATAAAAATTGATCATTGTCCGTCCGATCTTTTGCAACAGTAGCATAAGACAACGATACTCCTCCTGCAGTTTTAGAACTTATTGTGCCAGATTTACTGTTACTATCTCCGGCTTCAGTAGCAGTTGCAACAGTTAGGAGATGGGCGGCAAGGTAAGCCTGTGCAATATCATATTTACCACACCATCTGTTTTCATCAGTTCCCATGTATAATGTTACAGAATCATCAAGAAATAACTGTACCCTTGCATCTGGGTATACTGTATCGTCTGCGAACTCTGGAAACCTTGTCCTAAACTCTGCTACTGTTGTTGTCATGTTATTTCCTTCTTATTTCTTTGTCACATAATAAAGAACTATCCCACTCAAAATGACGCTTATCCATTTTAATATCTCTTTTGCAACATCTTTTTGTCCCTTGTATTCTGAGTCTTTTGATTCAATCCCTAATATTCTTTTTGAATTTGTTTTAATGTTACCTCGCATATTATCAAGCATCGCGTCATCATATGAAGTTTCACGATGCGATGCTTGCCACATTTCAAGGCGTCTTGCCCTTTCAGATAATCTTTCAATTGTAACAGTGTGTCTTTGCAGAGACTCGTCATGAAAATTAACCCTTTCCTCAAGCCTAACCACTTCAGATAATTGCTTTTCAATCGTCTGAAGTTTATCTGACATATCGTCAAGGGTCTTCCACAATCTGTTTTTTGCTTCGTCACTCACTGTTATAACCGTCTCCGTCATATTTTGACCCACTTTAGGCCCTTACTTAAAACCACATTGAATATGATCTTAAATAAGAGCCCTCCCGGTTATAGGGAGGGACTGTTATTCCTACTTCTTTGGTTTTTTAGGCGGTTTAATTGATTTAGTTTTTGATAAGACTGGTTCAGCATTGTCGTCAAAAGCTTTTTCCTCAACACCTTTACCCCAGTCAAGCTGTTTGTTTTTTTGTAGTCCCGAGACATATGGGTCAATTCTTTTACCATCATCAAAAGCTTTCCATATATTTTCAGGAACTTCGTTATAACCTGGAATAATTCTGACCGTTACTCTCTTATCACCATCAACAGTTTTAAGATTAAACTGCCTGGCTGTATGATTTATTACAACAATCATTTTAGTTTTTTCTTCAATCATTTTAATTTCAATTCCTTTTTTATGATTATCTGAGAAACCCGGTCATGTAGCTCAGATACCACACGACCGGGTAAACCATTACAGGCGGTATTAAATACCTGTTGCAATGGCAAGTGATAGCGGATAGTAAATATTCAATCCGGCAATTCTTGCACGACCAGGAACTACGAACTCAAGATTCTTTTGCTGCACTGGCAAGTACTCCAGTTCAACAGGAATTTCAAGCTGTAATTTATCTGGGCTCCGATCG